TGATGTCTTTTCTTTTAGAGAACTGTATATGAACATGAAGATGAGGATTGCCGTCTTGATGAAGTTCTTTTGATATGCAAATATAGGTTATATTCTTTTCAAGCTTTAGTTTATCAAGTAGAGTTTGTTTTTCCAAGTTACACTGAGGATAAGTTAATGAGAATTCTTTGCTTGCTACACGGAATGACATGGATATGTTGGAAATTCGTTTGGTATTTATAGATATTTTAATCAATCTGATAATCAGTTTAATCTACTATATATGGAATATCAGATCTGTGAAGATTTGATGGCTTAGCTTAGGAAGTTAGGGGCTGTTAGGAGGTTAGGGTCTGTACAGGGGTTTTTATAAACTTTTCTTATGGATGTGGATTTGTGGATTTCCACACCTATATAACGCCCCCTTTAATATTACAGGGGGCGTTATGGCCTACGGAGTTATACGTAGAAGTGCTCGGCAGATTGGTCGTTACAGACCAGGAATGTATAAGACTGCTTGGAAAGCTGGTCAAGCTGTTGGAAAGTATGTCAAGAATTATTATAAAAATCGGTCAGCTGCGGGTTCGGCTTCGTCTGCCAAGGCGAAGACTGTCGGCTCTCTTAGTGAGCAGCGTGATGTTACTACTCTTTATCGTAGGAAACGTGCTCCTCGCTACGTTAGACGTGCTGCTAGAAAGTTCAACAAGAAGGTCTTGTATAGTATTGACAAGACTCAAGGAATGAAGACTTGTATAATACAAGCATCCTCGCAGATTAATGCGAGCCCTACATCTTTTAATAGTGGACAGGCTACTGTAGGAGTTACTATGTATGGATTTGCTACCAACAATTATTCTGCTAATACTGATCCATGGAATGGTGATGCCAGTTGGATTTTTGCTCGTGAAAATGGATCATATCCTACTACTGCTGATGCAACGAGAAAGTTGAGATTTAGATCTTGTACTATGAATTTTAGTGTTCAGAACACTTATGATGAAGGATTATATATGGATTTGTATTTTGTAATATGTAGAAGCAACAATGGATCTACTGCAGATCCTGTGATTGAGTGGAATCAAGCTATTAATGCTCAAGGAATTGGCAATATGACTAGTGCTATAACTAGTTCCAATTATTATCAAGTGACACCTTTTGATAGTGGCAATTTTGGCAGATTTTGGCTAATTAAGTCTAGGAAAAGGGTATTTATGCAGCCTACTGAAATTTATTCATTTCAGATGCGTGATGCAGGGAATTATGTATTGCAGATGAGTGATATGTTTGATTTGAAGGCTAAGAAGAATGTCACGGAAGGTGTAATTATGGTGTTTCACAATCCTAAAGTTGATTCGGTGACGGATCCCGGAAATCCCACTCCTGGTGGTTTGCAAGCTCAGGTTACTGTTACTAAGACATATCATTATGCTGAAACTAGTACTTCAGTTGATTCGATTGGTGTTTAATAAAGATTTATTAAATTGATTCTTCTTCTTATTGCGTCGTGTTCTGAGAGAGGCATTGTGTTGCAAGTGATCCAACGTTCGATTCCTCTTGGTATTCTTGCGATTCCATATCGGACATGAATAGATCTTGATTCAAATAGGTCGACAAGATGGATTTGTCCTGTTGTTGGGATGTGGGTGAAGGACATGTCGTCGAAAATAATTGATTGATGAAATCCTGCTCTGAAGGATTTGAGGTCATCCATGTGGCTGCAGAAGAGTGCTGGCTTTTTGCATTTGGTTTTGGCGAATATCGTTTTTCCCACTCCAGTAGGTCCAATGATGACGTTAGTCTTATTGGGAATGGTTGTATCGAACCAGTTGAATTGTTGTGCGTATGATCCTTCGATGGTATCATCTTCAGTGAGAGTGTTATCGACTTGTTGTGCTGATCTCCAGGCTTCCATTGCGTATTGGAAGCAGATGTTTTTTGATCTGGCTGATTCGAAGAAATCGTCGTGATGCATTGTCCTAGCAGATTGGTAAAGATCATAATCTTCTTCTCTTTCTCCCCATTCAGTGAAGTCTTGATCTTCTTTGATGTATTTGTTCCATGCGGCAGAATCTTTCGTAGCTTGGACATTACAGTGGTAACCTTGGAAGTCGAAGTATTTGGGATTTTTGATGTCTTTTCTTTTAGAGAACTGTATATGAACATGAAGATGAGGATTGCCGTCTTGATGAAGTTCTTTTGATATGCAAATATAGGTTATATTCTTTTCAAGCTTTAGTTTATCAAGTAG